AGGCGGCACTGCGTTATACGTCGAAGATCGCTCCATTATGTTCAACCCGCCGTACCGCGTGACCGATGCCGCTGCTGATCCGCTTTCGATCATCCAGCTCGACATGACCGGCGACCGCGAAGGCAAAGCATTTGAAGAGATCCAAGGGCTCGCGCAACCAATCCAGCCAGTGCATCGTTGGATCGACGACACGGTAACGAAGTTCCGCGTGAAACTGCGCTCGACAATTCCAGATGCGACTTCGATTGCAGCCGAGACTTTGCCCGTGATCGACATCGACTGGATCGCACTATCAGACGGCAACAGCGTCGTCCCGCAAAACATCAAGCGCGCGATCTTGGTCACGGCGGCATCGCTGTCGTCATCGCAGCCGGGTGTCGTGTCGCAACGGATCGGAGACTACGCCGTAGCCTTTGAGCCGAGCGAAGCGAAGTCAATTCTGCCAAGCACTGCTCGACGCATCTTGAACCCGTACCGGAGACCGAACTGGTGAGCGACATCATTGCGCTGTTCAACCGCGTTGCGGATTTTCAAAGACCGATCGCCGACTATGACGACATGGGTGGCGTGCAGTACACGCTGACGACTTACAGCACAGCGAACCCGTGCCGCATCTCGTCTTCGGTGCCGACCGAAGTCAGCACCGGGCCGACGCAATACGCCGAAGCGACCGCGATGGTTTACATCTTGCCTGGGCTTGATGTGAAGCGTGACGATCAAGTGGTTGAAGGCTCGACGACTTACGAAGTGCTAGGCGTTCGCGAGCCCAGCGTTGACAATCATCACACCGCGCTTGTCTGCAAGGTGCAAACCGATGGCGCGTGAAACCACCGTGACGACTGAATGGAACGGCAAAGAGCTGATGATCGGAGCCATGAAGAAGATGGAGACGAACGCCGAGCGCGTCGGCATGATGCTCGACGGCGCTGTCGTTCGCTCAATCTCGACGGGTCAGCCGGTCAAGCGTGTCGGCAACAGGCTCGTCGGCTTGGACCCGTCAAAGGCGAACAAGCCACCGCACGTCTTGCACGGTTTGCTTCGCAACTCAATCAGTCACCGCGTTCAAATCAAGCGCGGCTCGATCAATGTCTTCGTCGGCGCAAACACGCCTTATGCGCGCGCGCTCGAATACGGCAACCCGAAGAGCAATCTGCGACCGCGCCCGTACCTGCGACCGGCGATTGCGAAGAACCGAGACAAGGCGTTGAATCGTCTCGTCAAAGGCGTCTTCCCAAAGAACATGAAAGGCGCAAAGTGATTGACCTGACGCGCGCCATGATTCGCTATCTGCGAGACGATCCGACGCTGGCTGCACAGCTCGGCACCTTTCGCGGTCACGCTGCTGTGTTCGGCGTGTCGCCCGTGCCCGAGCCTACGACGCCGCCATTCATCGTCACGCAGTCAATCAGCGACGAGACGCTAGGCACCAAAGGTCGCGTCGTGCGCGAGATCCAGCAGGACATTGCGATCTATGACGACGACGACGGTGGCGTTGCCGACATCGAGACGATTGCGGAATACATCCGCGAGAAGCTGCGCGTCCACTTCGACGTGCCTAACTGGAACATGTGCGGGCTGCAAATGAGTGGCCCGTCGATTAACGACGTGGATGAACTTCACGGTCGAGTGCTAACGGCGAGAATCACTCTCGACCGCTAACGCAGAAGGAAAGAAAAGATGGCAATTGATGGAAACGAGATCGGCATTCTGATCGGTTCTGACCTGATCGGATCGCAAAAAGGCGCGACGATCACGCGAAGCGCCGAGATGCTTGACGTATCAACAAAGGCAGACGACGACGCGAGCTTCCTTCCTGGCAAGCGAACGATGAACGTCGAAGCGAGTGCGTTTTACGTCACAGGAGACACCGCCTATGGAGCGCTGGTCACGGCATACGAAGCCGGCACTGCTGTCACAATGGTCTGGTCTGACGCGGCGAACTCAAGTGGAACGGCGCATAAGACGGCTAGCGCTTATGTGTCGAACATGAGTCTCGACGCTCCAGCACACGGACCTGCCGAGATCAGCATTTCGCTGCAAGCATCCGGCAACGTCACTTGAGTTTAACGGCTGACCAGATGCGTGGACGCGTGCGCGTCTTGATTGACGGCGAAGAGAAGTTCCTTCGCTTCGATCAAGGCGCGCTTGCTCGCCTGATTGATGAACTCGGCCTGGAAGGTCTTGCTGGCGTTCCGGGTGCCGTGATGACGCTCGACGCTGACACGCTGTCGGCTTTGGTCTGGGCTGGTCGCCTTTGGGAGATGCCAGAGCTCACGCGCGAGCAAGTGCGCGGCTGGTTCTATCCGATGATGCCGACTTATAACGCAGCAATCGAAGGCATCAACCTAGCGCTGTGGGGACAGCCTGAACCCGATCTCGATGATGGGGGAAGCAATGACGACGAAGTGGATTTTCAGAACGCACAGAATGGGACTTCGTAGCCGGTGAGCGTTTCGCTGTCGTTCGTCTCGGCTGGAATCGTGACGCCTTCTGGCTCACAACGCCTTCCGAGTTTAACGGCTTCATGCGCGAACACTTCGCCACTCGGGAAGAAGATATCGAACTAGCAAAGGCACAATCCTACTGGACTGCGGTTCTGTCTCGGGCAAAGGACATCCCGAGCTTCGACCGCTGGATGAACAAAGCCAAACCCGGTCGAGCGCTCGAAGGCGACGAAGCCGAACAGCGACAAGCAGAACACGAAGCCTTTGCCGAGCGCGTGGCGATGACACTGGAAGGAGCGGAACAAGATGGCTGAAGCCGGATCAATCGAAATTGCGCTCCGTGCCCGTGTCGATCGTCTCGAAGCCGATCTTCGCAAAGCCGAGATGGCTACGAAGAAAACGTCGAGCGGCATGAAAGCCAACTTCAAATCTGTTGCCAATTCGCTGAAGAAGGTCAAAGGCAACGCTGCTGCTGCTGCTGCGGTAATCGTCGGGCTCGGCACAGGCGCGATGGCAAACCTAGCAAAGCAAGCGATTCGCACCGCAAACGACCTGGGCGACATCGCGAACAAGCTCGGCATTTCGTCTTCAGCGCTGCAAGAGTTTCAGTTTGCCGCCGGTCAAAGCGGCGTGCGAGTCGAAGCGCTTAACATGGGACTCCAGCGCTTTGGTCGTCGCGCGGCTGAAGCTGCGAACGGTACGGGCGAAGCCAAAGACGCAATCCGCCAGCTTGGCATTCAGCTTAAAGATTCAAACGGCAACCTGCGTTCGACTGAAGCGCTGTTCTCCGATGCGATGACATCGCTGGCCGAAATTGAAAACCCGCTGGAGCGCGTCAGGCTTGGCTTCAAGCTGTTCGATTCCGAAGGCGTTGCCATCGTCAACATGGCTGAGAACTTCGACGACTTACGCGAAGAAGCGCAGCGTCTCGGTCTTGTTCTCGACGACGAAGTGATCGAGCGCGCTGACAGTCTTCAAGATTCATTCGATGCGCTTGCTCTTGTCACAAAGGGCCAGCTATCCGGTGCGCTCAGTGATCTCGGTGGTGGCGCGTTGCTTGCAGTTGCCGAGACGATGGCAGACCTAGCAACATGGGCGAACAGCGTATACCGCGCCTTCGCAGACATTGAGAATCTGGGCCTGTCTAACCTGAAAGAACTTCGCGCTGAACTTGAAGCCGTCGCAGAAGATAAGAAGCTGCGCGGCAGACTTTTCCAAGATCTCGGCATCACCGAAAGTGAAGAAGAAGTCAGGGCTAGAATCGCAGTCATTTCCGACCTAATAGACGCCCGCGAGAAAGAACGCGAAGACCGAAAGAAAGATCGAGAAGCCAACGCTGCGAGCCCGTCAGGCAAAAGCTCGACAACGGCAGAAATAGACAGGGCAGAAGCCAATCGTCTGAAAGGCATCGAAGCGCGGCGCAACTTGGCACAGCGCGCGCACGACGACTACTTGCAAGCAAGCGGGCAACGCATCCGAGCCATCGAAGAAGAGCTTGCAGCCGACATGGCTGCGCTGTCTGAAAACCTGCAAGCCGGCGAAGACTACACCGAAGCAAAGATCAATCTTGAGCAAACTGCGGCGCTGAAGATCAAGAAGATTCGCGACGAAGAATCGTCGGACCTTGTTGACAATATCGCGGAACAGGAAGACGCCTACAAAGGTTTGTTCGACTTCATGGAGCGCGGCTTTTCGGATGCGCTCGCGACGATGCTGCTCGACGGCGAGCTCACCTTCAAGTCGTTGGCTGAATCGTTCCTTCGCGAGTTCGTGCAGATGGGCGTCAGCAGTCTCGTCACGCAAGGCATCGGAAGCCTTGGCAAGTTATTCGGCGCGTTTGCCGGCACCGGCACGGCTGAATTGTTTCCTGGGACAAACGCAGATGAAGTCTTCTCGCCGTTCCAGACCGCAGCCAACGGCGGGCACATCGGCGGTCCAACGCTCGTCGGCGAGCGCGGACCCGAGCTGTTCATTCCAAGCACGTCAGGCTTCGTCGCCAACAACAACGCGATGCGACAGATGAGCGGCAGCGCAGCGAGCCCGATCAATGTCACGGTCGTGAATAACACGGGCCAAGAATCAAGCACTTCTCAAAAGGATGGACCCGGCGGTGGTCGCGACATCGAAGTGATGATCGGCAAGGCAGTCACGAAGAACATCGCACGCGGTGGCGACGTGGATCAGGCGATTCGCTCAAGCTATGGCGTCAGCCGAATCGGAAGGCACGGACTCTAATGCCTGTTTGGCCCGCAACGCTACCGACTGACGCGCAGTATGGCTGGAGCGAAACGCCAGGTGATTCGCTCGTGCGAACGCAAACCGACGCCGGTCCTGCGAAGCTGCGCCGACGCTTCACGTCAACGCCGTCAGCGTTCTCGTTTCAGTTCGTGATGACGAAGGCGCAGGCAACCCGGCTGATTCAG